ACTCAATCGCTCACGTTCCAATCCATCACCAGCATATGGTCTGAATTCAATGCCGTTGATAGTATTGTCTTCTAATGCAGGTACAACATACTTCTCTAGTACCTCACGGAGGAACAATGCTTTTTGCAATTTGTCCGTCGATTCCCAAGCGTACATTTCCTCTTCACTGGTTGCTGATAAGTTACCAAATTTTAATTCCCACATGTCTGTATTTGCTTTATGTAATAAACGAACTTCGAATTGAGATGCCAAATCATTTCCCACAGGAACAAATGCTACTATACCAGGGGATGGTTTAACTTGTACGCCCCATTGTGTAATCTCGTTTAACATATAATGTTTAGTGGCAGCCACTTGTTCATCTATACTTGAATAACGAGTGCATTGGGTTTGGTATATCTCTGCTATTAGTGTTGACAATGAAACCATGTTTACGTGTTTAGTTCAAAAAATTTGTTTGATAACATTTGTCGGTCTAGATCATCGAAGTCCTCGTACTTTTTCGATTGTCTCGCTGGTGGTGCATCTGATTCCTCATCGTACATTTCGCCTATTTCCATTTTACCATTTGATGTGTTGATATCAACGCTAAACGTCATACCATCCATACCATAACGATTTTTCATGATGTGGAACCTACCGGTGCCGTTTACTTTGTCTTCCTTCTTACGTGATAACGACATAGCAACATCGGCCAACATTATCTTGTTGTAACTGCCCGCTGCCTTATCACCCTCGATAATGTTGTCTTTGGCACCCATACGATTTACCTGCGATACAGACCAAATTGGTATGTTTAATTCGCGCGCTAAACCTTTTGCGCTAGTATAAATATCGTCTATTTCTCCTTTACCGTCCACATTTCTTTTCTTAGATGACAATAAATCCAAATAATCGATAATGATTATATCTGGTTTGATACCCAAGTCTACCACCTTCTTAACGTGTGCCTCTATTGTGCTAATAGTGGTTTTACCCATTGCAAATTCACGGATTATTAATTCGCCAGGTAAATCCGCAGTAGATGCTTCCACTTTGTCTTTGTTCTTGTCTAACTGATCAACTGGTACACCAGTGAAAAATGCATCGTATCGTCTACCTGTATATGCTTCGCTTAATTCGAGTGTATAGTGTATAACGTTGAATCCCATTTGCACTGCATAGCCACCTAATGCAATTAATGTCCATGATTTACCACCACCAGGATTACCAAATATAAGGCCTAAATCACCATTGCCTAATCCATTCTGGATTAAATCGTTGATTGGTTTCCATGGTGTAGGTACAATTGCTCTATGGTCTTCTCGGTATCGTGATTCTACGTCTTTCTTGTATTCGTGGCCTATGTTCTTGTCCTGTCCTGCCTTCATGGCTGCCTCGATCATGTACTTGATTGAATCGTAGTCACCTGCTTTAAGTAAATCTACACTAGATAATAGTGCGCGTTTAAGTTGTTGATTTTTACAGAACGTGCTAAATTCCTCTTGCACGTACTCTAAATCGGTAAGGTCTTCGCGGTATGCCTCGCGTAGTTTTTCTTTGATGGCAACTTTAAGTACATCGTTTTCTACTTTTTTCATCTCCACCTTCAACACGTCCATGGTAACAACCGTGTGGTACTTGTTGTAGTAGCGAATAATTTCGTTTACAATCCACTTGAGTGCTGGGTCTGAAAAATATTCGTCGTTTAACACATCTGAGATGTTTTGTACGAATGTTTTGCTATTTAATAATGCGGCCACTACCTTTAATTGGTAATTGTGGCCATAATCATCCATGTTCGAGAGCGTCATTTTATATAACTTTTATTGTGAATATATGAATTAATCTTGCGGTAGCAAAAGATCTCTAAATGTAGTTTGAATCCAACCTTCCACATTTCTAATCAACCCACCCATTTGATCCTCGTGGTACATTTCCACAAATGAATCTGGGTCGAAATTGGTTTGTGATGATGCAACAAACCCATCAATGAATTGTTTATCTGCTTCGCTCATCATGGGATTGGCTAAGTTCATTACAGTGTATTTGTTTCGTATTGCATCCACATCGTGTAACACGCGTGCATATACTATATGTTCCTCTAGTTTATTCTCGCATATATCCAGTAAATCATCCAATGACAAATAGTCGCCAGTTAACTCAGGGAAACGCTTGAGTAGCGTTTTGGGACCCAGTCCTTTGATACCAGATACACCATCTGAATTATCGCCCATCAGTACCTTGTACAATATGAAATTGTGGGGCGGTATGTTGAATTTTTCCATCACTGTGTCTGATGTGTAGTATTCCTTTTCAATGGGACGATACACGATAATTTGTTGCGTTACTAACTGGAGATAGTCTTTGTCGCTGGATACTATGAATACTCGATCGTCTGCGTTTTGTGGCAACGTATGTGCTAAGTATGCGATAATATCATCTGCCTCAACACCGTTGCGGGTAACGGTGTGTACCGGTAATGTTTTTAAGTATTGTATGATGCGTACAATTTGAGATACTTTCGATTCGTCCTCGTCCTCTAAATTGTCGAACAATTCGTGTTTTGTTACTCGAGTTAAGTTACGGGATGACTTGTACTCGGGGATAATGTTTTTTCTGTTGTTTGATGAACCTTTTCCATCAAACACCATGTACACCTTAGTTGGTTGTATTTGGCGCATTAACGCGCCTAACGAGCGGAGAAAACCACCGACCCCCCCAATGTGCGCACCATTGGAGTTGACTGCGTTTATCGCTGAGAAGTTGCGAAAAAATAAGTTTAGTCCATCGATTAGCATATAGCGTTCTTGGTGGGTTGACTCACTTTCCGGGGTGATCTTGTTGAGGAGATCTAGTAGTTGTTTGCTCATATATCAGTGTTTAAATCGGGGAACATATCGTCAAATTCATCTATTATAGCGTCCATCTCAGATAATAATATATCTTCTAATTCTATATCATTGTATTCGACAATTAATGGTACAAAATATTCATCAGCTAATTCGATAAATTCTTGTTCAAATGAAGATTGGTTATCACGTAAAAACTTTAAAACAATATCCATACGTCTACCAACCCATACTAAATCACTCAGTTCCTCTGTTTCTCTTAATTTCATTGGCTGCTTTATTTAATAATGAACTAAATTTACCCAAAAATTCCTTGAATGACTCAGGCATTTGCCTGGAGTTAATACCTGCTAATTCTTGCATACGTTTTTTTTCTTTTATAGACCTTTGACGCTCAGGGTCTTGTTCAAGTTTACGAAATTTTTCCTCGAAGGAAAATGATTCTTTGTTTTCCATGTGTTTATGTTTAATTATTCGCTATCGTTGTTTACGATGTCCAATATTTCAGTAACGGATTGTTTCTCGTCCCATTCTGAATTGTCTTCGATTATGTCGATTACTCCATCTACATCCTGGAACCATTCGTTTGAGTAGTCGTTTTTGTATTTCTTGATAGCGTTGTCTGAATCATCGATGAATCCATGTGGTGTTACTATTACTGTAGCTTGTGTGGCAATACCATTGTCTAAGTGGATTTTGTCTATTGCAATTTTGGTACGTTTAGCAAATTCCACGTTTTTCTTGTTTTTGATTGCCTTGATTTTGGATGTACCAGAATTAGTAACGTTACCAAATGTGATTACCAATGACGCATCCCAGTACATAGCATCGCCACCTTTGTTTGTCATTTTAGGTCGAGACATCGGTGTTTCTGCAGGTTGCACACCTACTTTGTTTACGATGAATAGTGTGTTTGTATAAGGCGAGCTAACTTTTCGCGACATAGGGAATTTCTGGTTGATAAAGTTACCAAATTGGGTAGCCATAGCACCAGCATTCCACTGTGGATTATTTTTGTTTGCGTTTACAGACATTTCACATGGTATAGAGCCTACTGAATCCCATAAGAATAATAAGTCATATGGTAAATCGCCTTTCTTTTGTGACAATAACATGTCTGCTATGAATTCAGCCACATCCTCAATTGTGTTGAGTGTGCTTCTATCCACGTAAATGAAAAACCCCTCGTAGTCTATATTGTCTGGATCGTTTGGGTCAACTGTTTTGGTTAGTTCAAATCCCATTTTTTCAGCGTGGTCGAACGACCACTTCATCTCAGTGATGATGAATATAGGTAACACTCCCATCTTTTGTGCAGCAGCAGCTAGTTCAATCATGAGTGTGGTTTTACCCGAGTCAGATCTACCTCTAGCTATAGTGATATGCCCCATAGGACAACCAGGGATGGATAATGCATCTTGCAATGCGGGTGAAAACGGAATCCACTTTTGTTCCTTGAATTTTACGTTGGATGCGAGTCCTTTGCTTTGTTTGAATTTGTCTAGGGAAAACTTTCCCTTTAATTGTGCATCTACTGCCTCCGATATAGATTTTCTTCCTTTTGCCATAACTTTTTTTAAATAATATAAATGATGAAAAATATAGCCTAACAATGTAGGCTATAGTTTATGTGAATTAAAATGGCATATCGTTGTCATCATCGTCATCGTCGAATAACTCGTCGAATTTGTCTGCCTTGGTTTTCTTTGCCTCTGGTTTAGTAGATAAACTGTAGTTTGATTTTGCTGGTTTAGCTACCTCTTCTGCTACGGTTGTTTCTTTTGTAGGCATTGCCATTACATCATCCGAGTCTTCCTCTGGATTTAACCATTCCGATAATGCTACTTTGATTGTGTCAAATGGTAATGGTTTGTATGTGTCTAATGGGTTGTCTTGGTTCTCTAAAAATGCCTCTAACTCTGCTTTGTCCTCTGATAACGGTGACGTTTTCATTGCAGGTGAAATAGTTGTTTTGTTGTATTTTGTACCGGTTGACTCTGGTCCTACTGTGGTAAGTTTGATGTCTCTACCGTTTAAAATGTCTGTGAAATCACCTACTTCTTCGTCAGCTGCTAACTGTAGGAATGCTTCGTATATTTCTTTTCCAAATTCCCATAAGCGAACACCTTCTTCCTCTTCACCACGTACAATAACCGGTGCGAAAATACGCATTTTAGGGTCAAGTTTCTTTGCTAAACGCCAGTTTTCCTTGTCGTTTGTGCCACGTAATTGTTTTGCGAATTCTGCGATAGGATCTTTTTCTCCCCAGTTTAATGGTGATGCGATCACTTTCTTGTTGCCGATATTGTAGTAGAATTTCATCTCTACAAACGGATACTCTTTGTTGAATTTAAATGGTACAACGCGAATTTGTTGCTTACCGATAGTTGGTTTGAAACGTTTCAACGATTGCTGGTTCTCGTTTGATTTGTTTGGAATCTTTTGGAAGTTTTCCAATTTGCGCTTAATTGCATCTAGGTTCATATATAACTGTTTTAAATTGTTGCTGTAAATATACTAATTGGGGCTCAAGGAGCCAAATAAGGTTAAAAAAGCTCGCAAACTTAGTTGCGAGCCAAAAAACAAAAATTAAATTATGATTAAAGTTCAATAATTTTAAATATGCGTGTTTGCAGTTGTTTTAGTTCACCATTCTGAGTTAACAATATGCTGTTTTTGTAATGTCTCCAATCAATGGGAAATTTCGGGTCAACTACACCACCGTTTAATCTACGGATCAATTCGTTTAATGAGTTGATTGTGTATAACACGTTGTGTTCTTTTTTGCGGTGTACCAAAATTGTGTTTTCTGGTATCGCATCTATATTACCCTGGTCAATGTTGTATGTAAGTACGTACTCGTTGTTTGATTTGATGTGTAACACAAACATTTTGTTGTACATAATGTTGTATGTGCGGGACAAAGTTCCCACTAATATATCGAGTTCCTCCAACGGAGTGAAGGTACATAGTAATCGGTTGTTTAGCATATTGTCTAAGTTCATGTATGAGTCATAGTCATACAATGTATCTACATTATACATATGCGTGGGTTCAGGTAGGGTGTGGTTCATAACTGCTTGTTTTAGTTTAATTGGTAATTGTTTCCGTGTTTAAATTTTACATCTAAATTATATTTGCTGAATATAGCCATTACTTGTTGTATGGTATCTTTCTCTGTTTTATCTACGTCCAATAAAAATGAGTCAAATACCACCAGTATTACTTGTGTATTTTTACCATCCAGTAACTCATATATGTCGTTTAATATAAGTGCGTTTGTGGATGTTTCCTCTGCTTGTAATATATAGTTTAGTATCTTGTTGGGTGTTGCATCCTCTATGTTTTCACGATAAAAACGTAGTTTGGATGTTGGACATTCAACGTACCCTTGAGTGTTGAATTGTTCCCACAATTGATCTAAATATTGCTTTACTTTACGGAAATATACTAAATTTTCGTATTGTTTCCAAATTCCTCCATACAATTGCTGGAAAGTAATCTCCTTTGCTTTTGCGTAATCCACATTATATAGCTCCGCAAAATGTTGATGGATATCGATATCGCCAAATTCATAGCCCAATAAATTGGCAAGCAAACGAGGATGATAAGCACTAACATCAAACTCAATGAATATGCTATTGCGCGGTATAAAACATTTCCTTTCTCCATTTTCTTTATTTAGTGTTGAATAGTTGATACCATTAAATACGTTTGAGGGGCGAGTAGTTGTGGTTAAAAAATTGTAGTTTGTGTAGACATATTCCTCGGTGCCCCTACCAAAACACTGCTTAAATAACGCCGTATCTACTTTAATACCGCACTGTTCCAGCTTATGGTATGCTGGTATAACTATATTGTTGTAGAATGGGTTAGGGTGTTTTACAACAAACGATTTGAAGTTTACCATACACGACTCATAATGTTTAACCAACGGTACAATTGTGTTTAATTGTTTGTTGGTTGGGTATAGCCTCTGAAAATGTTCGTGT